TTTCACTTACTAGAGCCCTTTTTAAAGATTCTCTAGATATATCTATGAAATGTTGACATTCTTCATCGGTTAACATATTATTATAAGTTGCTACATGAGGGTCTTTTGAGAGAATATTCTCATTTACGGTCTCGTCTGAAATAGTGCTTACGAATTCCATTATAAATTAATATAAATTCTATTATTTATATTAATATACTTTTTAATAATTATTTAAACATGAACAAGTTTTTTTGCAATACATTTCATTTTATCAATCTTTTTATTCAATTCATCTTTATTTGTCCAATCATAAGAACATTCATGACCACCTTTATCATTTATATCAGGAGATCTATGTTTTGCACAATAAATTTTACCACATTTACAAGCCCAATCTGTTATTTTTAATTTAACTCTACAATCCGGATGAGCACATCTAGGTGTTTTCTTCTTTTTTTTCTTTTTTTCTTGACTGGAATCAGACATTATATTAAAATAAGATTTTTTATTTAAATAGGTTGATTAGAAGCATCTACATCAACAGAAACTCCTTCAGAAGCAGTGATTCCTTCAATCTCCTCTACATCAAATGATACATTTTCTTGAGACCCATCTACAGTACTACTATCGGTTCTTTTAATATCTGTTGGTGCTTGAGTTAATTGTGATAGTCCATGATCACTAGGACCAATAACTACATTCTCACTCTCAAAAAGCTCCTTTCTAATATCTGCTACTGAAATATCATTGTTAGTACCAGAAGAATCAATAGAATATAGATTTCCTTCATCATCAATATTCTGAGTAAGTTTATTACCTGTTTCAGCTGCTAACTTCTTATTTTTCTCAATTGCAGCCTCTTTAGATTCTCTAACTCGCTTATCAAATTCTTGCTTAGCTTTAGCTTCATTAGTTTTCTTCTCCTGCATAAGTTGATTCAATTCATCTTCCAAATATTCAACCCTACCAGTTTTATAAGCTTCTGGTTCCCATGGCATCCACATACCAACTGGTCCAACATAAACATCATGATTAGGATCTACCTCTCTTAGCAATTTACATCTCATCTCAGCTTCTTGTTGTGTAGGATATACACCTCTAACTTTCAGTCCTCTAGTAGAAGTTTGATATGCTACAGTCTCAGCAAATTTAGTCTCCAATTTTTCTTCATTCCTATCTACAAAGTTCTTATACTCATCTAATGCAGTAGTATTAATTAAATTATCTTTTTCAGACTTGATAAATTCTTGCAAATCTCCAGTTAATTTTTCAAAGTCCACGTTATATTTATATGCAATAAAATTAAGAAATTGTGTGTATTTTTCAGTTGCTTTAGTAAATTCCCAATCCTTTAGGAATTCTTCAAAATACATAATCCTTTTATCTTTTAGTATATTTTCAGGAGACACAAATGATACACATACAAACTTTTGATTGGCAAGTGGTCTGTCTTCATCTAACAAATCAACATATTTAGGATTAGTAGATCCATCTGAATTGGTCTTTCTTTCAAAACTCATTATATTTAACAGACTATATTTATATTTAAGTGTTTTAACGAACTATATTTTTTTTCTGTATTATTTATATAATATGTTTGATCTAGGCGAACTCGTAAAACGTGCAATTAAATACTTAGTTGAGGGCTTGATGGTAGCTTTAGCTGCTTATGCTATCCCTAAAAAATCACTTCAATTGGATGAAGTATGCTTGATTGCTTTAACTGCTGCTGCTACATTCTCTATCTTGGATACTTACGTACCAAGTATGGCTCAGCCAGCACGATCTGGAGCAGGATTTGGTATCGGCGCAAATCTCGTTGGATTCCCACGAATGTAAATAAATATAATTTTATGATAATTTAACACATATTAATTTATCATATTAAAGTAAAATGACTAATTTTTCCTTCAAAAAAATTAAAACAATAGATCCTACATTTTTCAATTTCTTGAGAGATTCCACCCAATATATGTTAGACTATGACAATTTATTAATCGGATTAAAAGATTTAAATGATAATCATCAATCAAAGAGAATTGTATTTCTTAATTCTAAATGTTCAGATAAGGGTTATGTTTGTATAAATTGTAAAGACGATGAATTTGAATCTATATTAGATAAGATTAATAGTATTATTAAACTCCATAGTTTCAGAATGGATAATTCTAAGAAAATTCTCTCAGAATTTAAAAAGTAATTTATTTTAATCCGGATCTCATAATGTCAGGAACACCATTCTTTCCTTTTACAACTGGTCTATGTTGTTCGGGTATCACATTGTCCCCATTAACTAATCGTTGTCTAGCTTCCCATACTTCCTTGTAAACAATTTCTATATGATCATAATATTGTTTAAAGAAATCTCTGAGAAAATCAGCGTAATCCTTGCAATTTTTATAATCTTCTGTCCATTGTTTTGTAATACGGTCATGGTATGGAGACTGAAATTGACCTATCCATTTAATTAATCCACCTACAATATACGGCATCGTCTCAATATTGATTTCTTCATAAATAATTTCTTCTCTAATCTTTTCATGTAATTGAGTTCTAGTTGGTACAAATTTACATAATCCTTCTACCAATTCATTTACACATTTTTTAATATGATCTGTTTTCGGAGGACTTTGTTTGAAATCTTCATGTAATTTATCAAAAAAAGCCTTTTTCATTTGAGTACCAAATTTTTCACATACTTCATTAATTTCATTTTTCATTTTGTCTTGCAATTCTTTTACCTTTCTCTCAAGTTCTTCTTCACTATTGCTCATTATACTTTAACTTACCGAAAATTAAAGTATAATTAAACGAATTAACAGATGATGCAACATTTTTTATCTTTTTCTACGTAATTACGACTTATTATAGCATCTACTTGAGTACTAGAATAATTATCATCAATAATTTTATGTGATTCATTAGCAGCACATTCAAAAATTGCATTTATATTTTTACCTGTTTTACATGAGGCTTGATAAAAATGAATTTTATCACTATTTTCATTTAGGTAATCAGCTACATCAACCTCTCTTTTATTTGAGTCTTCTAAAAGATCATACTTGTTTCCTACTAAAATAATAACAACATTTGGTTTTCCTTGTCCTCTCAATTCTTCAATCCAACTTTTTGCACCTTGAAAAGAATCTTCATTAGTTACATCATATACTATAAGTGCTGCTGTTGCTCCTCTATAATACATAGGTGCTAATGCCTTATATCTTTCTTGACCAGCCGTATCCCAAATCTCTAATCTATGAGTAATATCACCAGTCTGTACTGTTTTTGTTAAAAAAGCTGCACCTATTGTAGGTTCACTAAAACTATCAAAAGTACCATTTACTAATCTCGCGCATAAACTTGTTTTTCCCACTGCTGTATCACCTAATAAAACAATTTTTTTACTAAACACTTTGCTCATCTTTATATTAATAAATAGAAATATTATATTATTCAAAGTAAATTAATCAGTTTATAATCTGATTCAAATAAATCTAAATTAAATAATTCTTTCTTATCAATAAAACATATCTTATCATGTACTAATATTTGTATATTGGACTCATCTATTATAGTTCCTATAAAAAATCTACACAGGTAATTATTATCAATATACGATGTTAATTCATGCCTAATTATTATCTTTAAATTAAGCTCTTCCATCCATTCACGTTTTAAACACTCTGTAATACTTTCGTTTTTTTCACGTTTACCTCCCGGAAATTCCCAAACATCTTTATCTTTTCGCAAACCCATCAATATTTTATTATTGGAATTATACATTATTCCACAAGCCACTTCTATCATAAATATTATTATAAGTTATTGTTGTTATCTTTAAATATAATACTTAAATAATCTTACTATAGAAATATAGTTATATACCTAATAAAATTGAAACCAATTTACTATTTTATTAGGTTTTAAAATGCAAAAAGTAAACAACATGTCTTATGAACACCCCGGATTTGAATTATGGCAGGCTAGAATGAATAATATGGTAGTACATACCTGCTTTAATAATAAAAGTTATTTCGGTTTTAAAGCTAGTGCTTTGAAAAGTGGAATTTGTAAATATATGAGAAGATCTAAAAGAGTAAAATTTATGTGGTGTGTAAGTGAAATGCTATTATTCAATTTTCATGAAAAAGGCGGAGGTTTGGTGACAAATTTAATTAATAGATTAAAAATTTTATTGATGGAAGAGATGAGTGTAAGTGAGATTTCTAGAATAATATTGGGAATAAAAAAATTAAATGAGTTTGAAAAGAGTGGTAGGAAAGATATGGAAAGAATAATAGAATTTTGTAAAATAGTAATTGATAGTAAAAAGACTAGGAGTGCAAGTTATATTAATTGGTGGTGGAGGACTCATCCAGAAGAGTATAAGTTAAATGATGTAGTTATTGATAAAGTAAAAAAATATGAAAAGAAAGGTGATAATGAAGAGTTATTAAAATTAGGGGAATTATTAATCAAGTTTGTTGAAGATAGAGATGAGAGAATATTTGATATATTTAATAAAATGGTTAAGATAGAAAAAGGTGGTAGAAGGTATAGAAGAACTGATGGATTATATCTGTATATGGAAATAATAGAGGATCATTATGTGACAAATGATTATTATAGAATGATATTTGATTTTGCTCTAGAAATGATTAATAGGAAAAATATGAAAGAAAGATTATATTTTGGAGTATGGATGGGTATGTTAATGTGGAATAAAACAAAAGAAATGCATGATGATGTACATATTGCTAATGCTATGAGGGTAAATGATCAGGGAACTAGCAGTAAAGGGTTACTAGATTATTTCATAGAAAGGGAAAAAATAGTGCTTGATGATTATGTTATTAAGGATTATCATGTTAATAAAAAGTACACTCTAGAAAAATTTAGTAAGGTAGGAGCTTGGGTAAAAAATGAAGATATGAGTTTGTTAGGAGAAGAGAAATTTTTGAAGTATAAAAAAAATTATATAGAATATAAGGAAAAGGCCGCCCTAAAAAAGAAAAGTAAGAAGAAAAAAACAAACAAGAAGAAATCGGATAAAAAGACAGATCAAGAAAATAAAGAGGAAAGTATCTCGGTTGTAAGTGAAGATAGCACTGTTACTAATGTTTCTGTTAAAAAACAACCTACTGAAAGGGAAAAGATCAGAAATGAGAAATATAAAAAAATAAAAAAAATGAGAGGTAAACCAAATTTTGAAGAATTGGAAAGTAAGTTAGACAATATTGGAGATATTAATGAAGAGAATATAAAATTATGTAGTGATATGACTTGTGGAAATAAAGTTATGTGTTTTGAATATGATGATAAAATTTGGAAAGAGAGTAGGAAAAGTATGAATTATAATAGAGATTATTCTGTGTTGGATGATTGTAAAGAGTTGTTTGGATTAAAAAAAATAGGAATAAAAAGAGTTTTAGCTAATTTTAAAATAGAAAAAATAGATAAAAATAAGAAAAGTTGGAAAGATAATTGGCATAAAGTTATGATTGGAGAAGATGAGGAAAAAGTAGTATATTGTGTGATGAATAAAATAACTAATTGTAATTGGGATGTTCCAATGGAAATAGGTGTTATAAAGCATTCATTAGTATATGGATGTAAAAATGGTGGAAATATCGGACAGAATAAAGCTTTATTTAAAGAATTAGTAAAAATTGGAGTTTATCGTGGTATATTTAGATGTAGTGATTTTAATTGTAGAAATGTATTAGTTGGATTGGAAGATCAATATTCGCAGCAGTATTTGGTAAGTATAGATGAAGGAGATATCGGAAAAAGATTAGATATAATTGGAAAAAGAGAGAAATGGTTAATTCAAGGATTAAATGGAGATAAAACAGTTATTAATGAGATTTTAGATGAATTAAGTGCTGATAGCAAGACTGAAACTGTTTTAAATAAAATGAAAGAGTATAAATTTAGTAATGAGTTATGTAATGAAGTAATAAATAATTGGAATAATTTGCGAAAGGATTTGGAAGCAGAAGGAGTAGAGTTTTAGATAAAGAGTTACTAGGT